CTCACTTTACCAAACGAAGCGGTGTTTTTCTATTTTGGCAAGCTGGCTATTCAACAGACCTTAAACCCGCTCTACAATTGGTTTTACATTGATTTTCTAGGTGCGAAAGTTGAGTTATCTAAACCTGTCTTTAACTAAAATTATATTTGAGTTTCTGTCATGCAAAAAGAAGCTGAAAGGGAGAGTGGGTCAAATGGCCATGACGATGCAGAAGCTGCGGCGAGGGACTTTCCTGCACGTGGAATCCGAACTGTATGCCTATCACGAAACCCGTAAAGAAATGATGCGAATCAGAGATGAAATCATGTACGGAAGAACGTCGAATGATGAAAACTTTGGCGGCGGTCGGAGCAATGTGCCGGGCGATCCGACGGGACGAACCGCAGTGCTGCTGGCTACGGATAAACGTTTGAACCAGCTTCAGCTCATCGTCGATGCAATCGAATCGGTCTACGAGCAGCTTCCCCCGGAAAAGCAAAAGCTGGTTCAAACCCGCTATTGGGCGCGGACGAGGATGTTGAATTGGGAGGGAATAGCTGTGGAGTGCAACGTGAGCCGGATTACGGCGATACGGTGGCGGGATCGGATTGTAGAGGCCATCGCCGAAAAGCTGGGCTGGAGATAATGATACGAACATGATACTTTTCGCCTCTGAATCTGATGTAAATTGGTATTGTACCACACTGGGGATGCGGGGCGGCGAGGATTACATGGTCCCAAGCTCCCGTTGGTGCTTCATCCTCAAAGAGAAGGCACTCCGCTGCGGCGAGGGTGCTTTTTCTATCCGAAGAGGGAGGTGATTCCATTCCATGCAGGTCACGATTAACGGGGTGCGTCACGCGGTCCATGAAGCGCTTCGCGAGACATTTCCGCTCATACCGGTATTTAGCGAGGAGATCGAGCAGACTCACGATCCGCCGTACTTTGTGGTGCGTCTTCTGGAGCCCGTTCATACCCGGGAGCTTGGCCGCCGGTACCGGCGCGACCATCCGTTCGTTGTGCGCTATTTCAGTTCGGAGCGATCCAGTGAGGATATGTACAGCGTCGCGGAGCAATTAACGTCAGCGTTAAAGTGGATCACGATCGGCGGGAGTCCATGGCCCGGACAAGGCATGAGCTTTCAAATTACAGACGCAGCCCTGCAATTTATGGTGACGTACCGTCTGCTCGTCTGGGAGCAGCAGCCTGATGAACCCAAAATGCAGCATCTCAAACAGGAGGGAAACGCGAATGAGCAAAAAAGCAGAACAAGCGGTTGAAAAGTCCGCTCTTAAAGCAGAGCCGGCTTACACGAAGGAGCAGTTTTTGAGCTCCAAGCGATTTACGGCGATCCAGCGAGACGTGCTGGCCGCTGTGTTGGAGGATGGCAAGACCTATACGAACTTCCAGGCCAAACAGGCGCTGGAAGCGTACCTGAGAAAGGAGCTGACCTAAGATGGCAGGAGGAACATGGACGGCGCAAAACAAGGTGCGCCCAGGCGTATATATCCACTTCAAATCCCGGCCGCAGCCGCTTGGTTCGCTGGGCGAGCGCGGCGTGGCAGCGTACCCGGCTCCGTTGCCATGGGGCAATCCGGCAGAAGTGATCGTGCTGGAAGCGGCGGAGTATATGGACAACTCGTTGGAGCTGATCGGCTTCCGCCCGACGGACCCGCGCATCCGGCACATCACCGCTGCTATCAACCATGCCAAGACCGTTCTGCTGTACCGGCTCGGCGGTTCCGGCGCTGTGAAGGCGACGGCGACGATCGAGCCGTTGACGGCAACGGCCAAATGGGGCGGAACGCGGGGCAACGATCTGATGGTCGTCGTCCAAGCCAATATCGACGATGCGGAGCGGATGGATGTGATCACGCTGCTGGACGGCGAAGAAGTGGATCGTCAGACCGTCGCTGCCGTCGAAGAACTGCTGCCCAACGCCTGGATCGAGTGGTCCGGTACGGGCGCTCCGGCGGCCACAGCTGGCATCCGTCTGGCGGGCGGTGCCGACGGCACGGCCAGCGGCGCTGATTTCTCGGCGGCGCTCTCGGCCTTCGAGGGGTATTCGTTTAACGTGCTTGGCGTTCCTTTGACCGATTCGACGAGCAAGCAGCTTGCCGCCGCTTATGTGCGCAGGCAGCGCGAGGACGAAGGGAAGAAGGTGCAAGCAGTGCTTGTGAACTACCCTTCGGCAGATTATGAGGGGATTATCAGCCTGCGCAACGGCATCGTTACATCGGACGGTTTGCAAGTGCCCCCGGAATATCTGCTGTGGGAAATCGCCGCTATGGAGGCTGCGGCGAATGTCAACGAATCGCTGACGTACCGGGCGATCCCGAATGCCGTTGACGCTTATCCGCGTCTGACCAATAGCGAAACGATCGCTGCGCTGCAAAACGGCGAGCTGGTGATCACAGCCGTTAACGGGTCTGCGGTCATTGAGCAGGATATCAACACGCTCACCAGCTTCACAGCGGATCGCGGCCGAGCCTTCAGCAAAAACCGCGTCGTTCGGGTGCTGGACTCGATCGCAAGCGATGTGAAGCGCATCTTCGACATGTTCTATATCGGCAAGGTGAGCAATAATCCGGACGGCCGGGCGCTGCTGGAAGCGGAGATCGTCTCTTACCTGCTGAGCCTGCAGGGACAGGGAGCGATCCGGAATTTTGACAGTCAAACGGATATTTCCGTTCGGCAGGGGGCCGACGTCGAGTCTGTGCTGATTGAGCTAACGATTCAGCCGGTAGATAGCATTGAGAAGATTTATATGACTGTGGAGGTGGTCTAACATGGCATTTTTCAGAGAGACGGATGCCATCAGCGGCAAAATGGCCAAAGCTTACGCCACGATCAATGGCCAGGTTGAAGAATTGTTTTATGCGAAAAGTCTGGAGGCCACGATCGAGAAGAACAAAGTGGACGTTCCGGTGCTTGGGAAAACGAACACGCCGCAAAGATCGGCCGGCTGGTCCGGTACAGGCACGATGACGATCTATTACGTAACGTCCTTATTCCGGCAGCTGATGAGACAGTACGTCCAGACCGGTCAAGATTTCTGGTTCGACCTTATGGTTGTCAATGAGCAGCCTGGCAGCTCCACGGGCCGTCAGACCACCATGCTGAAAGGCTGCAATCTGGACAGCGTCATCGCGGCGCGGTTCGATGCGACTTCCGACGATATGCTGGAAGAGGAAATGCCGTTTACTTTCAACGATTACGACATTAAAGACCAATTTAACCCGCCTGTTGGTTCCTGATCCGGCGCATGAATATTCATTTTGGAGGGATTACGATATGAGCACACTGCAGCAATTTTTGAATGCGAACCCTATCGACAATTTGACAGAAGAAGTGATTGTTTCTCCCCGCTTCAAGGATGCGGAGGGGAATGTCCTCAAATTCAAAGTCAAAGCCATGAACAGCCGCGAGTTCGAAGAAATTCGCAAAGCGGCTACCGTTATTCGCAAAGGACGAAAGGTTGAGTTCGACAGTCAAGTGTTCAACCTCAAGATCGTTGTGAATCATACGCTCAACCCGAATTTCAAAGACGCCGAAAGCTTGCAAATGCTCGGCGTCACCACGCCGGACGAATACGTGCAGCGCGTGCTGCTGGCCGGCGAGATCGCCACGCTGGCGAACAAAATCACCGAGCTTAGCGGCTTCGACGTGGAGATGGAGGATCTGGTCGAAGAAGCAAAAAACTAATCAAAGAGGGCGATGCCGACGCGAATTACGCGTACTACGCCCTCCACAAATTTCACAAATGGCCTAGCGAATATTTGGCTCTTTCCCGCGAGGAAAGAGCCTTCGTTATGGCTGCCATCGATATGCGCATACAAGCCGAGAAGAAAGCCGCTGCAAAATCGCCAAGAAGGAAATAGACGAAATCACGACGAGGAAGGGGGGAGGAGAAGTGTGCAGCGTTAAAGCATTTCTCAAAATGGGAGATTATTTCAGCAATATCGTCAAAAAAGGCGCAGCCGCCGCCTTGACAATAGCCCGTCTTCAGCAGATAGCGATGCGCCGAGTGATTATGAATATCAAAGTTAAGCTTGACGATTCCAAGGCCATGCGCCTTGTGCGAGAGTTCAAGGACAAGATCTCGCGGGAGATTGCGGTTATCTCTGTTTTGGCAGGGAAGCTTGGTATCGGCAAAATCCCGGATCCCGGCGGTATCAAGGCTCCTGCTGCCCCCAAAACTCGCGATCTTGCGGGTAAGGGGGCTTCGGTTGCTGCCAAATTCGGCGATCGCGCAGATAAACTAAATAAGTCCGCAGATAAGCCGAAGAAGACGAGCGACAAATGTTGTCAATGCTGTCAATGCTGTCAATGCGGCGAAAAGGGCAAGGACGGTGCTAACGACAAGCAAGATCCGTCCAAAAAATGGAAATCCATCGCAGACGCTGCGTCAAAGCTGTTCGATAAAATGGCCAGTGTGGTTACATCTGCGATTAACGGTGCAGCCGAACTGCAAACGATCCAGGGCAATTTGCAGGCACAGCTAGGTCTGGACACGACTCAAGCGGAAGAGGCGCTGGAGGGCGTCAAGGCGGTATATCAGGCAGGCTGGGGCGAGTCGCTGTCGGGCGTAGGGGCCGACTTTGCCACGGTCAAGCAAAATATTCAAGGGTTATCCGACGATGCGGCATCGGCTTACCTGAAATCGGCGTATGCCGTTGAACGTATCTCGAACGGCAAAACCAATATCGGCGAGTTATCCAGAGCAACGCGGACCATGATGGCCAGCTTTGACGGAATGGATCAGACCCGGGCGCTCGATCTGATCGCGACCGGCTTCCAACGCGGCGGCAACTATGCGAACGATTTGATGGGCACCATTAATCAGTATGGGGCGCATTTTGCCGGCTTGGGGATGTCGGCCGAGCAGATGTTAGCGACATTGATCGCCGGCAGCGAGCAGGGAGCATGGAGCTTGGATAAAGTGGGCGGGGCCGTCAAGGAAAGCTTCTCCCGGATGAAAGATTCGAAGGCCAGCTCTGCCGCTTTTGCCGCGCTTGGCCTCGATGCGAAGTATATGGCCGAGCAGATCGCATCCGGCGGCGAAGCGGCCAATCAGGCATATCAGGCGACCTTGCTTGCCCTGAGCCAAGTTGACAACGCGCAGAAACGAAACCAAATTGGCGCTGAATTGTTTGGCTTGCAATGGAAAGACATCGGGGAAGCCGTTGTTATTGCGATGCAGGAGGGACAAAAGGGCCTCGAAGGCTTCGAAGGAGCGGTCACTCGAGCCGGGGCAGCCGTTGAATCAACATTCGCTTTCCAGATGGAGCAGCTTAAGCGAAATTTCTCTGTCGCTTTTAAAGAGAGCGGTCAAGCAGCTCTTGCGTCCCTAACCCCCTTATTCATACAGCTTAACGATGCGTTCCAATCGGGAAAATTCCAGCCGTTCTTCGATTCATTCTCTTCGGGTCTAGCCTATGTGGCGCAGTTAATCATGTTTCTCGGTGAACAAGCGCTTTGGTTAGCGGATGTAATCATGAGCAACTGGTCTTGGATCGGACCGATTATTTGGGGGGTTGTCGCAGCTGTAGCTGCTTTGACAACTGCTATTAACATAGCAAAGATGGCTCAAGCCGCATTTAATCTGGTTATGAACATGAACCCGTTCGTTTTGATCGCTTCACTTATAATCGGAGTTATTGTCGCCTTAGTCTCTCTATGGAAATCGAACGATCAATTTAGGGTAGGAGTCATAAAGATTTGGTATTCCATACTCAATTTCTTTGATAGGTTACCGGCGTACTTCTGGAAATTAGTTGAATTGCTTACGACACCCTTCGAATGGTGGGCGAAAACCATCGGGAAAATCATTGAAGGTCCCCTAAACGGATTCATCAAGGTTATAAATGGGGTGATCTGGGTGATCAATAAAGTGGATGGAACAAATTATGCTTCTGTCCCGGAGTTCAGTTTTGAAAACATGGCCAAAGGCATAAAAGAATATGCCCGAACTAAACAAGATGAAGCCTATGCGAATGCCGCAGTCAATGCAGAAGAACGGGAAAAGAAACTGCAAGAAATGATGGCGGAAGACAATCAGGCACTCGAAGAGGCGGAGAAGGCTGCGCAGGAAAAGCCTCCGGGAGCGGAAGAGTTTATCCCACCAACATTCGATGGTTCCAAATATGCTGCCGGATACGGCGCCAACTATCCTACCCTTGAGGGGAACTCCTGCGGATGCGGCGGGGCCGGTCCTGACATCGACCGCATGGACAAATTCGGCGGGGCGGGGAGCAGCGATACCGTCGAAATAGCCAGCGAAGACCTGAAGATGATGCGGGAGCTTGCGGAGATGAAGAACATCCAGAACTTTGTTACGCTGACGCCGCAGCTGTCGTTTGGCGATACGTATATCAGGCAGGAGGGGCGATCGATCGAAGAAATTCAGGCTGAGTTGGCGGTGGCTCTGGAAAGCGAACTCGAGATTACGGCAAGCAGCGTGTTGAAGTAAGGAGGGGATTGCTATGTTCTATGAAATATGGCTGTCCTGGAACAATAAAGAAGAGGAGTTTCAACTGCCGATCAACCCAAGCAGTATCAAGATCAGTCAAGGCAGCAACAGCACAACCTATGACTTGGTCGACTTGGGGGAGATTAACGTCATCAAATCGCCCAAGCTTCTGACGTACTCGTTCGACAGCATATTTCCGGCCCGCCAAGATTACCCTTTTGCCAACGCTCAAATTTTATCGGGGATCTCGTCTGATGGAGTTTTTTACAACCCATATGTGTACTACCTGACAAAATGGATGAGGACGAAACGTCCGATTCGGTTTATGATGTTCGGCGGCCGTTACACGATCAACACTCCCGCAAGCATCGAATCGTTTGAATGGAAGGAATCGGCCGGAAGCGGCGGCGATATCGAGTACAGCTTATCCCTGAAGCAGTACGTTTTTTATACTGCCCAGCGTGTCTCATTGCTCGAAACGGCAGCCGGTACAGGCTATTCCGTCGCAGAGCCCGATCGGCCAGACGATCGGCAGACGCCGACCACTTATACGATGGTGGCCGGAGACAACCTGTGGAAGATCGCGCAGACAAAATTGGGCGATGGCAGCCGGTGGAAGGAAATCCAGCAGCTGAACGGTATCAGCGACGCTGAAATAAGAAGGCTGCCTGTCGGAAAGGTGCTGAAGCTGCCGACATGATGGAGATCATGATTGACGACAAACAGGGCGGAATATGGGATGTCAGCCGGATCGCCAGCGATGTCGTCTGGAAGACATCCCGGATCGGCAAGCCGGGAAGCCTGGAATTTACGCTAATTAAGGGCGGACTTTACGAGGACCGCTCTTTTTCGTATCGCAATGGCGATATCGTTCGGGTGCGGGCAGATGGCCGCAACGTCTTTTATGGGTACATTTTCAATATTGACGGAGGACGCAATGAGGCGGTCAAAATCACCGCCTATGACCAATTGCGGTATCTTATGAACACCGAGACCTATCATTTTGTGGGCGTTACCGCGGCGGATGTTATTCGGCGCATTGCAGCAGACTTCGGCCTTCAGCTTGGGCGCATCGATGAGCCGTCATATGTGATTCCGAAAATGTCCGAGGACGGACAGAAGCTGATGGACATCATCGATAAAGCACTGGCTTTAACGCTTGTCAATAGCGGCCAAAATTTTGTGTTATACGATGATTTCGGCTTATTGTCGCTGCGGTTGGTGGACGATCTGCTGGTCGATTTTATCGTCGGTGACGGCAGCTTGATGACCAATTATACCTATAAGCAGTCTATCGACAGTGACACGTACAATCAGTTCAAGCTGGTCCGCGACGACAAGGAGAGCGATCGAATCTTGTTTGCCAAAAGCAATGCCAACATAGTCCGCTGGGGCGTGCTGCAATATTACGAAAAGGTCAATGAACAATTGAATGACGCTCAGATGAAACAACGGCTGTATACGCTGGCGGCACTCAAAAATCGCGAGATGCGGTCGCTGAATATCGAGGCGATCGGCGACCTGCGAATTCGCGCAGGCAGTTATGTCCGAATTGTCATTCAGGAGTACGGCATCGATCAGCCGTTCCTGGTTGACCACTGTACGCACCGGCTCGGTGACGATCCTACAATGTCGTTGGAATTGAAGGTGATTTAATGAGTATGGAGCGGCTACTAAATGCCATCAAGCGGGCGGGGGCCGATGCGGTAGCGGCGTCTAATCCCGTCAACTTGCTTTTTGGAGACGTCAAGAGCAGCGACCCGCTGACCGTAATGGTTGATCAACGGTTCACGCTTACCGCCGATTTTCTCATCGTGCCGGAATCGCTGACCCATTACGAAGTGCCGCTGCGGCACGTACACTCGTATACGGACGATAGCGGCACCGGATCGGCAGCGAAAACGACAGAGCCCGCGCTGCCCGAGGAACCGATCGTCATTCGCCGCGGGCTTAAGGCCGGCGATAAGGTCGCGCTATTGCGAATGCAGGGAGGCCAGCAGTATTACATTCTCGATCGGGTGGTGGTTGCCGAATGATCCCGCAAGGAGGCACGATCAATAACGCGCTTATGGAGCGGCGTCAACGGCCTTCGCTGACATGGGCTCTCGATTTTGGCCGCGGCCGGGTCGCGGGGCGCATCGACGGGATCGCCGCGGTGAAGCAGGCTGTGCACAAGACGCTTCAGACGGATCGGTTTTGGCACGACATATACAGCGCCAATTACGGTCACGAGTTGCGTACGCTGCTCGGCAAAAGCCCATTGTATGTGCAGGCAGAGGCGTCCCGGATGGTCAGCGAGGCGCTGCTGCAGGATGATCGGATTCAGTCCGTGGAGGGGCTGTCCGTCCGTTATGTTGGCGAGCAGCTGACGGTCCAGTTTACGGTTGTAACGGAACAGGGCCAGTTCGAAGAGGAGGTGACCATCGGTGTATGAGCACATGACATATGCTTTTATTTTGCAGCGAATGCTTTCCCGGGTGCCGGATACTTTGGATAAAAGAGAGGGCAGCGTGATCTATGACGCGCTGGCGCCGGCGGCGGCGGAGCTGGCTCAAATGTATATTGAACTGGATATCAACTACAATCTCTCTTTTGCAGATACGGCCAGCGGCGAATATCTCAGCCGGAAAACGGCCGAATTTGGCGTTAATCGCCTCGCGGCGACACCTTCAGAGCGCAAAGGGGTGTTTTATAACTCGGCGAATGCCCTTATGGACGTGCCGCTGGGCGGTCGATATGCGATCGGCGAGCTCACCTTTGTTGCCAAGGAGCGCATCAGCGTCGGGACTTATAAGATGACTTGCGAGACGCCGGGCACGGCCGGCAACGAACCGTTCGGCACGCTGCTGCCGATCGATTACGTTCCCGGCTTGGCCAGAGCGGTGCTGGCTGAGGTGCTGGTGCCGGGCGAAGACGAGGAATCGGACGAAGCGCTCAGACGGCGGTTTTACGCTGCCGTCAACGAGCCGGCATTTGGCGGCAATGTCGCGGACTACAAGCAGCGGATCAACGCCATCCCGGGCGTAGGGGCCACGAAGGTATATCCCGTCTGGCAAGGCGGCGGTACCGTCAAATGCACGATTATCGCCTCGGACTGGACGCCGCCATCGCCAACGTTGGTAGACGAAGTACAGACGATCATCGATCCGACGGTTAACGGCGGTCAAGGGTTCGGGCTGGCGCCAATCGATCATAAGGTGACGATTGCCGGGGTAACCGGGCGGACGATCCATATTGAGACGACGCTGACGCTTGCGGCTGATGCGACCCCTGCTCAAGTTCAAGCCGATGTGGAGGCAGTCATCTCGTCGTATTTGCTGGAGCTTCGCAAAGACTGGGCGCATCAGCAGCAGCTCATTGTCCGGGCGGCCCAGATCGATGCGCGTATTCTTACCGTAACCGGTGTGGAGGACGTAGCCGGCACCACCATCAACGGCTCGGCGGCTAACTTGACGCTCGAAGCGGATGAAATACCGGAGCCGGGGACGGTGACGCTCCATGGCTGACGATCGGATCCTGATACACTTGCCTGAGTTTTACCGAGACATCGAAGATTTTGTGGAGCTGGCCGAAACCGAGACTGCCGAGTTGAACGTGGCGCAGGGGGCAATCGATCAGCTTTTTGACGATCAGTTTGTCGGGACATCAGGACTTCAGGCGATCAAGCGGCGCGAGCAGATGCTGGGCATCCAGGCCGATCCAACGACGGAGACGCTTGCCTTCCGGCGACGCCGCATCCTGAATCGGTACCAGACCAAGCCGCCGTTTACGGTCCGTTATCTGCAGCGTCAGCTCGACATGCTGGTTGGCGAAGGAATGACGATCGTTTCCGTCGATTCGGCCAATCGGCTGCTGATCGTCACCGCAAATATTGACAATGCCAATGTGTTCAAAGAGCTTTCGTACACGATCGAGACGATCAAGCCGGCAAACATGGCCTATCAACAGAACACGTCGCTTGAAAGCATGATCGGCCTCGAGGAGCATATCGCCGCGAAATCGATGACGTGGACTTATAAACTGGACGGCTCCTGGAAACTCGGGGAGAAGCCGTTTGTCACATACGGACCGGAGGTGCCTATTCGATGATTGCTTCAGAATTGCTGCATGACATGGCTGAATACCTGGATAGCCGTGTCGCCAAAGTAGTGATCAATGGTGATTACGAGATCACACATTTCGAGGTAAAGACGGTTAACGATAACGTTCTGGCGCTCAATTACATCGTTCCGGTTGATGAGGTGTCCTTGATTACGTTAGTCGAGCTCAAAGATGCGGCGGATAACGTGCTGAGCAGCAACGCTGTCAATGTGCCGATTACGTCAGACCATTTGATGCTGCAAACGATTGAGGTTAAGGAGGTGACGGCCTGATGGCTAAGACAGATTGGACGATGAATGATACGGTAATGCCTGAGGATATGAACGAGCTTGGAGCAGAAGTAAACGCAAAGGTCAATCATTCGTTAGCTGACGCCACTTATTATGTCAATGCATCCACTGGCAGCGACACGAATGATGGACTCAGCGCGGAAAAGGCGCTGAAAACAATAGGCGCGGCGATTGCGAAAGTGCCTCAGGTAATTAACCATATTGTAAATATCATTGTGGCGGACGGTTTGTATGACGAGGATATCTTCATTGACGGTTATGTTGGCAGGGGGCATCTATATCTAAGGGGAGATATAACAACACCGGATAATGTATCAATCCGTTCCCTGTCGGTCCATCAATGTACAGGGTATGTGGATGTTGCTGGGTTTACCATAACGGGGCTTAATGTGAATAATAAGCATGTCATTGTAGATAGGTGTAAGTCTGTCGATTTGCATAATTTGAAAACAACCGTAGCATTGTTCCAAAACTATGCGGTTGAACTGTTATGGTCCACTGTAGCGATTTCGGCAAGCGAAATATCGAATAAGCTGGAGGCAATCCGTGCCAGGCAAGGAGCGGTGGTTTATGTCTATGACTGCGTAGGGACTGGAAATGATTTTGCTTATGTGGCTTCCGGCGGTGCAAGAATCTCACCAGTGGGAACACGTATTGGAGCCAAGACCATGTATAACGTCGACTTTGGCGGGGTAGTCGCGGAAGCTATCCCTGGAGCGACAACGGGAGTCATGAATCTGTATGTTTCCCCTAACGGGAATGATGTGAATAATGGAACTAGTGGGGCACCGTTGAAAACCATCCAAGCAGCGATAAACCGTATTCCCCCTATTGTCAATCATACCGTCATTATTAACGTGGCACCGGGTACCTATAACGAAATTGTCAAGGTCGCGGGTTTTCAAGGACAGGGGATAATTCACCTGTACGCGGGGAATGCGATTAGCATGAATTATAGCGTATCCGCTGTCGCTGTGGACTTTTGTTCGTGTCAAGTCGTCGTTCGTGGGTTCAACGGAACGGCGACAGATCGGGCACCCTTTAGCGCCAATAATTCGTTTGACACCAAGTTTGAAAAATGTTCTGTCACCGCCGCGAGCACGTATCATTCCGGTTATCATGTGATCAATAACGGCATGGTGACCATTATTAATTGCAAGGTCACTAACCGTGTATACGGGGCATTTCTCAACGGAGCTGCTCAAATTATGTCGATAGAATGGGATGATAATTCGACCGGGAATACAATAGGACTCGTTGCACAGTATGGCGTCATTACCAAGCAAGGGGTACAACCACGTGGAACAACGTCCGAAACTACGGGGTTTGGGGGAATGATACGATGATTGCTATATTGCATAGTAATGGACTCATTGCCGGGTTTATAAACGAGGTAACCAACATTGATGGAGATACTATCCATGCCCTGCAGGGAGGAGCGCGTGGCGTAGGGCATGACGTTATTGTTGTGGAAGGCTGGACCTACGGCGAGGAGGTTATTTCTCCGGTTTACGAGGAACGGCCAATCATTCGATATGAAGACCGCGACGGCCAGATCGTTCCTGTCGAAACAACGGAGCAAATCATGGTGACACCTGAACAGCGCGTCTCGTACATCACGGACGGAACGGCGACATACAAGGTTGGGGATGCTTTCGCCCCCGGTCAATTTACGGATGTTCGCGATCTTCTGCCCGAATCCCCCGAACAGAAAATCGCACGCCTTGAGGCCGAGCTTGCCGCTGCGAAGGAAGAGAGCCTGACCGCATTTACGGCCATTGCCGATCTGTACGAAATGGTGCTCAAGGGAGGCGGTGGGCCGGTATGAGCCAAAGCATCGTTCAAATTTACGTCCGTTTGGTTCGCGAAGGAGTTCGAGAAATCGACTCTGTTCCGGAGTCCATCCGAAATGAAGTCACTGCAGAGTTGGCCAAATATGAAGGAGTCGCGCAGACACATTAA